GCAACATCTCCATTACAAGGAATGTAACGGAATGCATTATTAAATCTATCATACATGTACTTGTATCCACTATCAAATACACCATAAGATGATGAAGAAAGTGGACTGAAGAAATTGATTACATTAGTTGTTTGTGTATCAGTATTAGTGATGTTAACAACATTTGCTCTATGTGGACTGATTGTTGCCATACAATCCATTCTTTCTCCAGCAAGTGATAGCAATTGATTTGCTTTTGCTTGAGAATCAGATTCTACTGAACAACCTGGACCCATAATCAAGTAGTCAACTTCAATTTCATCTTTATTACTAAACAATCTATATGATGTCATTAGATCGGCTAATGTAGCCTTCATTCCACCTCTTGTTTCATTAGCTGGAATTGATCCATAGTCTTGACCACCAGTCAAGGTGTATGAGATGTTACCTAAAACACTATATGTAACACCCTGTGCATCTAGACCCCATAAACCATCTCCAGTTGTAACTGCAGTACATGCTGTAGAGAATCCAGAAGCGTTTGGTGTAGTTCCCCAGTTAGTATCCTTAGCTTCGGATGGGTTCTTACCTGCGTAGATATTTTCAGAATAAAGTGCAAGATAGTCTTTGTAGTATACCTTTTGTGGAGGATTAACTGCAGAAACTGTATCCTTTGCTTTAGATAAGTTTAAATGTTTCTCAATAATATTTCCTTTGATTCCAGTTAATCTACCTTCATCATCAACAACAACCACATGCATTCCATCATTCTTACCTTTTCTCTCACTAACAAAGTTACTAGTGGTTGGTTTAGGTGCTAATGTCTTCCAATAAGTTGTTGCATTAGTTAATCCTAATGTTTGCTCATCATACCAGTCTTTAATAGATGCTGGAGTGTATGCTGCAGTAGCAGAGTGTCCTGTAGTAACTCCTGAATTATTCAAGAATTGAACAGCAGATGATGTTGTATATGCTGCTATGCTATTTCCTTCTGCATAGTCAATTGGGAAGTAAGATGTTATACCACCAATTGCTGATATTCTATCAGTAATCTTAACATCAATTGTAGAATTGGAGTTAGTTGAGTCAGTATTTACACCAGTAATAATTCCCTTAAGGAATCCAGTAAATCCACCTGTGGTTCCGATTCCTGGAATAATTGCTCCATCTATATTTGCCGTAACAGCAAATCCAACACTAGCACCAGCAAGTGCTAAGTTATTAGTGCTAATACCAATTACTTGGTCTGCTGCGTCATCAATCTGACAAACTTTAACAGTATTTGCCCAAGTTCCTGGATTCTTAGCAGAATATGCAAAAGTTGCATCACTTTGATGATTGTTTAGATAATCATCATAGTTGTAAATTTTAAGTACTGCAGTAGAAGCAACACCAACACCTGCGTTTGCGTTGTTTAGGTTATCACCTGCAGTTCTAACTACTTTAAGAACACCACCATATGAAAGGAAGGATGATGCTGTCATCCAATATTCATACTGTGCATCTGTTCCAATTGGTTTACCAAATGTATTAACTAAATCTTCTTCTGTAGTAATATCAATTGGTTCATCAACAGGTCCAATTTCAAACGGTCCAGCAATTGCACCGATATTATCTAATACGTTTTCAGCTCTTCCTATGGTTAGGTCAACCTCCCTTACCAGTACTCCAGGAGATAATTGAGGAGTTGCCATGTTTTTCTCCGATGTCTCAGTTTTATCTGAAAATATTTATTGTTTATAAGTTTTTCATCGGGGAAACATGGAGTGAACACTACCAATCTGGATATGCCCAATCACTAAATGCTTTCTTTTTTCTTTTATCTATAATTCTTCTTATTGTGCATATCTTACATTCATAAGAATAAGAGGATGGAACTGCTCCTCTGCTTTTCCTAGTTCTGTAAAAACCATCTATGAGATTTTTCATCTCTCCACAAGTTCTACATTTTCTATCTACAAGCAACAGATGTCCTAATTTAAGTTGCTTGTCAAATTCCATTACCGATATTCCCAGTTGTAAGATCTGTCACCATACTCATCAGCATTCCAAGAAGCAGGGGAAGCAGATGTATCCATTGACCCATTATCTATAAACCATCGATCACCCTCTTTATCAACAAATTGATCTTCATCAGTTCCATCAACAATAAAACCAAATGGAGCCATATCTTGCTCTAGTTGATTCTTCTGCTCTTCATACAATCTTTTTCTAACATCTTGATCTGTAAGTTCTTTAAAGTAATCACTTTGAACCAACCAACCAAATATAACCAAACACATAGCAAGGTCATCATTACAACCTTCCTCTGCCTCAAATGAATTACTCTTCTGAATAAAGGTAGTTAATTCAGATATAATCTCATAATCTTTAAATATTAATTTATCTGCTTCAATAAGAGATTTTAAATTCAAAGAACCAATCTTCTTAACTGTCTTGGACATCTTAACTCCAAGTTGTGTCTTTTTGCCAGAAAACCCTTGACCAACAACTTGACCTGCTCTACCCCTCATAGAACACATTAGTAAGTTTTCATATTCAAGATCAAAGTTTAGAATAGATGCTACTTGATCTCCAATATCATTCACCTCACACATTATAAATGCATTATTATAATTCTTTGCTACTTCCCAAATTACATTAGGAAATATCATAGGTTTAATTTCATTATTCCTATACTTACCTACAATCTTATGAGGGAACTCTGTAATATCTACAACCACAAAAGCAGAGTAATCTTCACTAACTCCTCTTGCTACGTCAACAGTCATTACATAATCATGACCTTCTATAGGTTGTTCATAACAATCATAACCTGCTTTCCTTATAATCGGTGCTTCATAAACAAATGATCTAAGTTTAGATGGTGCAATAAGAGTATCAACAGATCCTAAGAACTCACACTCAAACTCAATCTTAAACTGTTGTTCAGATGTGTTTGCAATAGTTTGTCTTCTCCACTCAGAATCCCTACCAGGTACTTGAGACCAATGTACATCAGTTGGTACATAATCATTCTTACCCTTCTCAGCATCATGCCAATACCTATAGAAATGGTTCATACCATGTGGGGTAGAAACCATGATTACTTTGGTTGTTTTACCAGAAGTAATAGTGGGATAAACCGAACTAAAGAATGCCTCTGCAATATGGTTTGGAACGAATGCAAACTCATCAAGGAATAGAATGTTGAATGACATACCACGAACCGCACTAGCAGATGTAGATGCTGCTAATATCTTTGATCCGTTTTCCAACTCCATAGAACCTTTGTTCCAAGATATAATACCTTGCTGCATCCACTTAGGTAAATTCTCATAAGCAGTCTGTAATCTACCCAACAAGTCTCTGGCAGTTGCTGCTTTGTTAGCAAGAATACCAACATTCACACTATCATTAAAAACAATATAGTGTAATAGATAAGCTACAGATGTAGTAGACTTACCAGTCTGACGAGGCATCTTACAGATATTAAATCTATTCTCGTGGAAGTTTCTAATTAACTTCTCTTGAAAATCATATGGTTTAAATTGAACAAGTCCCTCATCAAGAGAAACAATCTTCATATAATTATTTGCAAAATATACAGGATCTCCTGCACATTTCATAAATTCAAGAATCTGTTCCTCAGAAAATTCCTGCTGAACATTTGCTTTTTTTAGATTGGGATTACCTAAATAAATGTCTTCCATAATTACATCATTTCATACTTACCAAATTTTTTGTCATGTTCAATAGTTTTTCTTTGTAGTTCTAATATTCTTTCTAAATTCTCTACTTTCTTTTCTAATTCTTTAGTTTTTTTGTCCTCCGATGAGGAGAGGTTCTCCTGGGTCATAGTCCGAAACTTTGTAATTCCAGAGTTTAGCATTAGGATACACTTTTCTCACTTGATCCTGTACTTCTCTGCGTGAAGGGGTTTTAACATGAGGGAAAAACATTTTAAGATTGTAGTCGTTTCCTCTCCATGCCAAATTAACAGATATTATATTTCCTGTCTTAGGTGCAAGACGAATGGCTTCACTAACTCCACCACCGTTACCACCACCGTTGCCGTTAGAGCCGTTGCCATTCCCGTTTCCATTTCCGTTACCGTTTCCAGCACCGTTAGATCCGTTTCCATTTCCATTTTTCTTTTTGTAATCATCTCTGACTAAAAATCCACCACGAGCGGTGTGATAACCACTTGGGATGGGTTTACATTTTTTATCCTGATTACAATAATATTCACCTGTAGGACACTTTTTCATTAAAAAGACAGACTCTATATGTTTATTTATAGTCCTATAACTGTTAAAGGATTATTCATAACAGTTGCAACTCCCGCATTTGAATCAAATTCAACTCTATTACTTGTATAATTTATGCTAGTCATATTACCCAAACTAGTTCCATCACTGGAAATACCAACTGCTCCTGTACTATTAACGTTACTAAGAAGTCTAGGCATTTGCTGTCTCCAATACTGAAAGAAGAATCTTTAAAGTACTATTTGCTCCAGCTTCAGCTACAACATAATCACTTGTTTCCAAAACCAATTTACCATCTAAAGGAATATAAGCATCAGCAACAGGAACACTAGCTCCTTTGATAATTTGAGTTGTTGTACCACTTCTTACATGAGACATAGTAACAGTTGTTGCTGCTGCAGCATAATTTGTTATATGTGCGTATAAAATAATACCAGTATATCCTGTAGGTGCAGTATATATCGTTGCGCTACTTGTTGTAAGTGTAGCAGTATATGTTTTAAATCTGTTGAGTGCGAGTGCCATATTAACTTAATGCTAGGATAAACGG